CAGAATGTTAAAAGCGAAGCACCACCTGCTTCTGCAATAGCACCAAGTATCATGAGTTACAGCCAAGACCTTTGCACAGTGGGAAGATCGGCTGCTTTTCAAGGGCAAATTTTTGGGTTTTCAGGTGGTAAAACTGTTACAGACCAAAACTGTGAAAGATTAAAACTTTCAAAGTACCTATACGATATGGGCATGAAAGTAGCATCAGTTGCTTTGTTATGCCAAGACGAAAGAGTTTTTAAGGCTATGTCTATGGCAGGCACCCCTTGTCCATACAACGGAAAAATTGGCAAAGAAGCAAAAACAGAATGGGCAAACAATCCATCCAAAAGACCTGATGTAGATGATGCAGAAAAACAATACATTGCAAAATGTACTTATGAATCCAATCCAAACAGAAAAAAAATAAACAAAGATGTTGTTGGTGCGGTTCAAGTTATATATACAAGAAAGACTAAAACTAAAAAACAATGCAAAAAAGAGTTCTATGCTACGCAATAGCCTGTTTATTTAGTCTTAACGCATCTAGCAACTACATATACGAAGCCAATCAATCTTTAATAGACCTTACCAATCAATCAGGTGTCACTAATCTTAAAGCAGGAGATGACCAAGTATCATCAACTTTTAATTTAGGCTTTACTTTTAATTTTTACGGAGAAGAGTTTACTCAAGGAAGGATGGCTACCAATGGTTGCCTTCACTTTAAAACTTCAGGAGCTTTTTGTAACGACTACACAGCAGACCCAATAGCCAGTCAGTACACATACACGCTACTACCATTTTGGACTGATCTAATAAGAGATAATGGTTCTAGTATGTTAGCTAAGAGCTTTGATGATAAGACTGTGTTTGGTTGGTATTCTATGCAAGAGTATAGTCGCAACAATACAGATAATAGTTTTGAAGTAATACTTTGGCGTAACGATAACTTTGAATTTAGATATGGTCTATTAGATATTATTAATCACGATGTCTCAATCGGAGAGGTTGGTAGTGGCAGTTCACAAGTTTATCAATATCTTTTTCATGACGAATGCAACACAGGCTCTACTAACTTAGGCAATTGTGTAAACACAAACTGGAACGATACCTCTGCTAACAATCTGCTAGAAAATGGTGGCTCTTTATTTGGTTCAGGAACAGGCAACTCTGTTGACTGTAGTAATGCTTTAAATGATTCTAGTTGTTCAGGTTATGCAGATGCTTTATTAACACAACAATGTAATATCACTGATCTTTATAGTGAGTCTTGCCCTAACTACTGGTCAACTTATGATGACCAACAATGTGCTGATGATCCACAATACGCACCATTTTGTGCAGGATATACACAAGAAGAATCAGTTGCTTTCTTTGACGATGAGCAAGTTGACTATGGTTTTGTAGACGAACAAGAACAATTTGCTACTGGAATATTTATAGACGATCACCACGACAACCAAGGATTTGAAGAACAGTTTATTGTTATAGAAATGTTTGAAGATGATATGTTTATACCCTTTGAAGATTTTGGCGACAACTTTGAAGAATATTTTTATGGCTCTGAACCTCAAGAATTAATTATCTTTTTTGAACCTGAGCCATTGCCTTTTATTGATGATTTTACGCTACATCATGATGAGCCATTTTACCAAGACGATATATTGTTAGATGAGTTTATATTTCAAGAAACATTCTTAGTAGAGGATTACAGCGAGCCTGAAACATTTATTGAATTTGATAGCATAGATGAATTAGAAGAATGGTTTGAGGAAGAAACCAATGAGCACTTTGAAGAACGACATGAAGAAGAATTTGTGCTTGATGATGAACCTGAAGAAGAATTTATAGAAGAAATATTTGAAGAAGAAGCTGTAGAAGACATATTTGAAGAAATAGAAGAAAGACAAGAAATCATGGAAGAAGAAAGAATTGCTGAAAGAGAAGAAGAGGTTAGAGAAGAAACCTTAGAAGATGTTACTGAAGAGTTTGTAGCAGTAGAATCTGATTCTCCTACAGGCAAAAACAGATTAATGACTGTAGCTCTTAATGTAGTCAGAGCAGGAGTACAAACAGCATCTAACAGCTATTCTCAGGCTTCAGGTACCTCTCAAACAAATAACTCATCTAGTTACTCATCTTCATCAAACTTAACGACAGGAGGTTCTAGTTCATCTAGTGGTGGTATAAGCACTTCTAGTAGTCCTAGTGCATCAGATCAGTTTGCCAGTGCAACACAACAAACAAATCAAGTTTTATCTATGTCTGACTCTTCAGGAATGTCATCTAGCATAAGTGTAAGCACAGCACCTATGCCAACCTTTACTGATACTGCATCTATGGTTGTTGCTGATGTACAAGTGAGTAATGTACAAGGTGAGATTGATACTGCTGTATCAGGTGTAATGACATCTTCAGAAGCAGATCAAATAGCAGATAAAATTATTGCCCAAAACATAGAAGATCAACAAGAAGAAATAGAACAAGAGCAAGAAGATACTGGAAAGTATGGTGATGAGTCAAAACTTATTGCTTTGATTGGTTATGTTCCTGACTTTAATGCCTACTCACAAACAAGTGTTCCTGATTCACAAGATTGGTACTCTAGTCAAACAATATATGATTCTGCTACACTAAATGACAACGCCAATGCTTTTTATGGCTTGGTTAATGAAAATTTAAAAGGTTTGAGTCAAATGATGAGTGACCAACCTAATATTTGGAGATAATATGGATTGGTTTCAAAGTAAGACAGGACAACTCATTGCTCTTGCAACAATAGTTACAACGCTTGCAGGCTTTGGCTACAGTGGAGCGACCTATGTTAATCGCATAGCTAACCTAGAAGCAAAAATAGGTGGCTTAGGCGAAACAGAAAATGAAATGAAAGTTATTGAAGAACGCTTTGCATCTATTGAAACATCAGTACAGTTTTTAGAAAAAGAAATTGATAGTGTAGAAGTTCCTGATGTTACTGAAATTAAAACTGACATTGCGACTATCAAAGCTGACCTACAAAGTCTTGAAAAAAGTTTAAACAAACTAGAAGACAAAGACGACAATCCTCTTAATGGATAATGAGTAGAATTTTACTAGGTGTAATTTCAGTATTGGGTTTGTTTACTTTTTTTTTATGGAATGAAAACTCAAAACTAGCAGAGCTTAATCAAGCATTTGAGCTTAGAGACAAAGAACAAAAACTAGCATTGGAATCAGTACAAAATGATTTTGCACTCCAAACATCTAGTCTGAATAATTTGCAAACAAAAAATAACGCTATAGAATTAGAGATGAGTCGTTATTTAGACATTTTTAAACGACATAATCTTACCAAGTTAGCAAATGCAAAGCCTAGTTTGATTCAAACGAGGGTAAATAATGGAACAAAACAAGTATTTGATAGCATCGAAGCAGACAGTAGGCGTGTTGATAGCCTTGATGATGGTTTGCAGTTGCAGTCTGATTCCTAGCAGACAACAAGTAGATATAATCACCAAACCTATTGAACGAATCATTGTTCAACCTGTTATGCCTAGAGAAATTGATCTCAAGGAACCTTATTGGTATGTAGTTTCAGGTAAAAACTTAGATGAATTTCTTAAAACAGTAGAAAAAGACCAAGGAAATGTAGTTTTTTTTGCTATGTCTGTACCTGATTACGAATTAATGGCATACAACATGCAAGAACTCAAACGCTATATTAATGAACTACAAGAAGTTGTGGTTTATTACAGAACAGTTACTACAACTAAAAAACAGGATTAATTATGGAAATTTCGTCAGAAGGTGTTTCGTTAATTAAAAAATTTGAAGGATGTGAGCTTAAATCTTACAGATGTGCCGCTAATGTACTAACAATTGGCTATGGACACACCAAAGGTGTTACAGAAGACATGGAAATCACCCAAGAAGAAGCAGAAAAAATGCTTAAAGACGAGTTAATAGATTATTGTAACTATGTAGATAAGTATGTAGAAGTACCATTAGAACAGTATCATTTTGATTCGTTAGTTAGTTGGGTTTACAATTTAGGACCAACCAATCTTAAGTCAAGTACGCTACTAAAAGTGTTAAATAACAAGGATTATGAAGGTGTACCTGCACAAATTAAACGTTGGAACAAGGCAAATGGAGTCGTTAAAGAAGGTTTAATACGCAGACGAGAAGCTGAAGCATTAATGTTCGAAAATAAAAAATGGTATGAAGTTTAATTCGTTTATAATTATTTTAGGCATTACTCCATTAGTGCTTAGGGCAAGTTAGAACCAAAAATGTCACTATCTATCTATCTTGTCCGTCTTTTGTGAATATCAATGAATTAAAAGATTTTGATATTCTGTCACCTCAAGACAAAGCTGAAGCTATGGCTTTGCTCAAAAAGTATGAAGAATTAGGCAAACAAGACTCTTGCCAAAAAGACTTTATGAGCTTTGTAAAGCATATGTGGGGTGAAACTTTTATTGAAGGTCGTCACCACAAAATTATTGCTGATAAATTTAATCGTATTGCTCAAGGCAAACTAAAAAGATTAATTGTTTGTTTACCACCAAGACATTCTAAGTCAGAATTTGCTTCTACCTTCTTCCCTGCATGGATGATGGGGTTAAATGGAGCATTAAAAATCATTCAATGTACCCATACATCAGAATTAGCTGTTCGATTTGGTCGAAAAGTAAGAAATTTAATTGATTCTGAGGATTTTAAGACTATTTTTCCTAATGTTAGCCTACAAGCAGACAATAAATCAGCAGGTAGATGGACAAGTAACATGGAAGGTGAGTTCTTCGCCGCAGGTGTTGGTGGAGCTATTACTGGTCGTGGTGCTGATCTACTGATTATTGATGATCCACATAGTGAACAAGATGCATTATCACCAAAATCTATGGACTCTGCTTATGAATGGTATACATCAGGACCTAGACAGAGATTACAGCCCGGTGGAACTATTGTTATTGTAATGACAAGGTGGAGCACAAAAGATTTGGTTGGAAAGGTTCTAAAAAAACAAGGTCAAGAAAACGCAGATCAATGGGAAGTTGTTGAATTTCCTGCAATTATGCCTAAAACAGATAAGCCTTTGTGGGGTGAGTTTTGGAAGAAAGAGGAGCTATTAAGTGTAAAAGCATCATTGCCTGTAGCAAAATGGAACGCACAGTGGATGCAAAATCCTACTGCTGAAGAAGGTTCTATTGTTAAAAGAGAATGGTGGGAAAAATGGCATGGTGAACAAGTACCATCCTATGATTATGTAATACAAAGTTATGATACTGCGTTCTCTAAAAAAGAAACTGCTGATTATTCAGCAATAACTACATGGGCAGTGTTTGAACATGAAACCAATGAAACTCCTTGTATTATTTTATTAGATGCAAAAAGGATGCGTGTTGATTTCCCTGAACTTAAAAGACTAGCATGGGATGAATACAAGTATTGGGAGCCTGACTGTGTTTTAATTGAAGCCAAGGCATCAGGAACCCCATTAACACAAGAATTAAGAAGGATGGGCATACCTGTAACTGCTTATACACCTAGCAGAGGTCAAGACAAAGTAGCTAGAATGAACAGTGTCGCACCTATTTTTGAATCAGGCATGGTTTGGGCACCTGATGAAAATTTTGCAGACGAAGTTATTGAAGAAATGGCAAGTTTCCCTTATGGTGATAATGATGACTATTGCGATAGTGCAACTATGGCTTTGATGAGATTTAGGCAAGGTGGTTTTTTATCTTTGCACGAAGATTATCAAGATGAAGTAAAATTATTAAGAAAAGACAGAACAGTGTATTATTAACCAATGAAAATTTTTATTACATCTTTTATATGGGATGGTACTGAACATTCAGGTCCTAATATTTTTGCTAAAGACATACAAATAGCAGAAGCTATTGCTGAATATCAAGGATTAATAATAGATGGTGAGCTCGCAGAGATACATGGCGAGGAATTTTTGGAAAAATTGAACGAAAAAAGAGTGATACACTAAGGTTACTATGGCAGTTGAAAGAGTATTAGGCACAGAAAATGATCCTGACATAATTGAGTCAGGAAGTTCTGTAGAAATTATCCCTGAACAAAGCAGATCAGAAGCAATAAATGATGCAGACAACATCATGGTTGTTGACGATGAAGTTCTGTTAGACGAGCAAATAGCCGCTGAACTTGCTAGTATGGAAGGCGAAACAGAAGATTTTTTTGATAATCTAGCTGAATTTATAGATGAAAAAGAATTATCTAAACTAGCATCTAATCTTATTGATTCTATCAATGGCGATCTTGAATCAAGAAGTGAATGGGAAAAAACTTACACAGACGGATTAAAATACCTTGGTATGAAATTTGATGACAGTCGCTCTCAACCATTTCAAGGATCATCAGGTGTAATTCATCCAATCCTAGCAGAGGCAACAACACAGTTCCAAGCCCAAGCTTACAAGGAG